TTGTTTTACCTTCTTTTAAATTTAGTTTTAATAATACTCTTATTAATCCGTTTATAAATAATGCAAAACAGCATTTGACCGGCGTTGGTGGTATAATGAATGTTATGGCATCGTATCCTCCATTCGGCCAACCGGCTCCAGGAATAATAAATTGGTCTGGCTATAGAGTTTTAGGGTAAATTCAATCTCCTTATATTTATACAAAAAGATTAGTCTTATGTCAAAAAATGATGTATTGATAACCCTTATTAAAGAGGTTGTCAAAAATGAAGTTAAAGAACAACTTAGGGAAGAAATAAAAAAACTCCTAAAGTCTGGCAAATTGACATTGCCGGAAACGAAAAAAGTTACCAGCACACCTAAAACTCAAATTGGTGGTGGTGCAAAAATAGTTAACGCAACGGGTTTTGGTAAGGTAAAAGGGAACACAGATGTTCCTTATGATGCAGTTTATGAGTATGATACAGAAATGTATCCGCAAGTACCTAAAAAGGAGTACACTAAGAACGCTGCATTGAACGAAATCCTAAATCAGACCAAACCATTCACCGCACAAGAAAGAGCAAATGGTGCGTCTCCTATGATGGGCATGGTGGGTGGTAGTGTATTAGATTCTATACAAAGAGAATCTGAAGAAGATTGGGGTACAATTAAAATGGATAGCTCTAAACTATCCACAAAATCAAAACCAGCCGAAACAAATCCGGAAGGTGTAGATGCCGTTACAAAAGCTTTAACGAGAGATTATTCGGAACTTGTAAAACGATTTAAGTAACTATGGCTATAGAATTAGGTAAAGTTAATGTTCAGGATTTAGTTCAAAATGACTATAAATCTCTTGGTATAGGCATTAATAGAAGGTCTATTACTAATGGTATTTTTCCTGTAAATTTTACTACTATATCTCAAGCTAAAGATAACCTTGTCAATTTAATTATGACAAAAAAAGGTGAGAGGTTAATGCAACCTGAATTTGGTTGTGATATATGGAATTTAATATTCCAACCCATAGTTGACGAGGATGTCCAGATTCAAGTTGAAAATGCTATAATAGACGCAGTAGATAATTGGTTACCATACATTACGATTACAAATATAGTCGTAAATACTGATGATGAGCTAAAAGATATTAACACATTTAATGTTAGTTTGGGATTTGCTCTGTCATCTAATACAAATATAACAGATTCAGTAACAATAACCTTGAATCAATAATGGCAATCAAAAGTGTAAAAAAATCGTGGGGAAGTGATAACCGAAATATCAATTATGTCGGTAGAGATTTCTCTGCTTTTCGTAAAAATTTAATAGAATATACAAAGACATATTTTCCTGACACATATTCGGACTTTAACGAAAGTTCACCTGGTATGGTGTTTATTGAACAAGCATCTGCGGTTGGCGATGTATTATCATATTATCAAGACACACAATTAAAAGAGTCTTTATTGGCATATGCTACGGAAAAGAAAAATATATTAGCATTAGCACAATCTGTAGGATACAAACCAAAAGTTACAACACCGGCTGTTACAACATTAACAATTTATCAGTTAGTACCATCTGTATATAATTCTAATGGAAATACTGGTACTAATTATGAACCTGATAGTAATTTCTATTTAAGAATAAAACCTGGCCTACAAATAACATCAAAAGAAAACTCATCAATAGTATTTAGAACGGTAGATACAATTGATTTTAGTAAAGATGTAGACAGAGAGATTCAAATATATCAGACTGAAGCTATAACTGGAGCACCTGAATTGTATTTAGTAACCAAACGAGTACAGGCAATTTCGGCGCGAGTAGTAGAAACTACATTTTCAGTATCATCAAACGAATTGGATTATCCTTCGGTAACTCTATCAGATACGAATATAATTGGAATAGAAAGTGTAGTAGAAACATCTACAAATACAGAATGGTTTGAAGTACCATATCTTGCACAAGAAACTATATTTACCGAAATAGCAAATACAGATTATAACTCTGAATTATCTCAATACTCTGAAACAGTTCCTTACATATTAGAACTAAGAAAAGTTCCAAATAGATTTTGCGTTAGGGTAAATACCGATAATACTATTGATTTACAATTCGGAAACGGAAATAGTGGTCAATTTGATGAAACGGTATTACCAAACTCAAAGAATGTTGGATTGGGATTAGCATCATCAATTCAAAGATTAAATAGTTCAATAGACCCTTCAAACTTTCTAACAACTAAAACATTAGGTTCATCGCCGGCCGGAAAATCATTTACTATTAAATATTTAGTTGGTGGTGGAGTTGAGTCAAATGTTAATTCAAGCACATTAACATCTATATCAAATATAGAATTTGATGAAGACCTATTAGCCATAACGGACTTAACATTATATAATACTATAAAGGAGTCTGTAGCAGTTGAAAACTTGGAAGCAGCTACTGGCGGTCGTGGTGCAGAATCAGTAGAAGAAATTCGTCAAAATGCTTTGGCTGCAATTGGTGCACAGAATCGTGCTGTAACCAGACAAGATTATATAGTTAGAGCATTAAGTATGCCGGAACGATATGGTAGTGTTGGAAAAGTTTATGTTGCACCTGATGTTGAGCTAGATAGCAATAAGAAAAATAGTGAAACTATAACTAATAATCCGTTTGCTATCAATATGTATGTTTTGGGTTTTGACAACAATAAAAAATTAACTACACTTAATCAGGCGGTCAAACAGAATCTGAAAACATATCTTTCCGAATATCGTATACTAACAGATGCGGTAAATATATTAGATGGATTTATTGTAAATATCGGAGTTAATTTTGAAGTAACGGTATATTCCGGTTATAACAAATCAGAAGTCCTTTCAGAATGTTTACTACAAATGAAAGATTATTTTGATATAGATAATTTTACATTTAATAAACCGATAAACATTTCCGAATTAGAATTACTATTAGCAAATGTTGAAGGAGTTATGAGTGTTCCTAAAGTGGAGATTGTTAACTTATGTGCTGGAGCAGGAAACTATTCGCCTAACACATATGATATAACGACAGCAACATCAGACAAAATGGTATATCCTTCATTAGACCCATGCGTTTTTGAAGTGAAATATCCAAATACAGACATCAAAGGTAAAGTAATATAAAATGCATAAATTCTATAAATCGCTATTTGACGCAAGCGTATATCTTCAACAGCCCGACCAAAATGCCGGTCGTGATGAAATACTTGAAGTTGGAAAATTATATTATGGAGATGTAAAAGACATTAATCGTACCTTACTTAAATTTGATACGGCGACAATTTCCGCATCTGTAGCAGCTGGAGATATTACAGGCAGTTGGAAGGCATACTTAAATCTTTATGCAGCCAACTCTGAAGAGATACCATTACAATATACAATATATTCTAACGCAGTTTCTCAAAGTTGGTCTATGGGAACGGGAACTAAATTTGATAATGTAACGACCGATGGTGTGAGTTGGAAATATCGTGATGGAGTAAACACATGGCAGGATAATACAACGGGTGGTAGTGCGGTATATACGGCCGGAACTACGGGTTCGGCAAACGCTGAAGGTGGAACTTGGTATACGGGTTCCGAAGCATCTCAATCATATAATTACGAACCAGATGATGTACGAATGGATGTTACCGGTATTGTAAACTTATGGTTAAGTGGTTCAGTTCCTAATAATGGTTTTATAGTTAGACATAGTTTAGAGAATGAAGAAAACACCATTGATTATGGTGTTCTTAAATTCTATTCAAAAGAAACCAGTACAATATATGAACCAAAATTAGAAATAGTTTGGGATGATTCAACATTCACAACCGGTTCTCTAACTCCTATTACCGGTTCATCTTATTCTGATGTATTTGAGAATAGCGCTATTGTATTTACTAATCTAAAAAAACAATACCTTGTTGATAGTGTAGTAAAGATTAGAGTAAAGGGTAGAGACAAATATCCATTAAAAACATTCGGAACAACTTTTGCTTATGACCAAACAAAGTATTTACCTGTAACAACATATTATCAAATAGAAGATTATATTACAAAGCAGATAATTGTTCCATTTGGTGATTATTCAAAATTAAGTTGTGATAGTATTTCTAATTATTTTGAATTAGATACAACATCATATCCTACAAACAGAGTATATTTAGTGAAACTGAAAATAGTAAACGATGGCGTTACTGAAATAATTGATGAGAAAACGATATTTGAAATAGTAGATAGATAATGAGTCAATTAACAACACAAGAGGCCAAACAACTAGTAATACAATCTGGATCTAAATTAACGGAGTCAGATAATCAAAACTATATTACAACTGTTGACAAAAATAATACTATTTCAAGCTGGCTGGTTATACCATCTAAAAAGCCAAAGATAGATACTAAACAGGTACAAACTACTATTGATGTTGAACTAACAGAACTAAAACCAAATATACCACAAAATAGAACAGATTTCATATCCAAAGAACAATATGATAATCTTTTAGCTCAAACATTGGAATTAAATACTACTATTAATTCTTTGACTAATCAAGTTGTTTCTTCTTCCGTACAGATAGAACAATTAAAAACGGAAACGGAAACACAAATAAATGAAAAGTTATCCTATCAGCAAACTAATTTAGTATTAGTTAATCAACTAACAAGTCTTTCTCAAACCATTGATGGGTTCTCTCAACAAATATCTGTTGCTTTGCAAAAATCTATAGAAGAGTCTATATTTAGAACATCATTGGAAGCTCAAAATAAAGGATATGAAGCTCAAATACAAGCTCTAATTACTCAAGCAGATTCATTGAACGCAATTATAACCGGATTATATGCTCAGTTAGGAGCATCATTGACACAGAAAGCAGTAGAGACAGAAGCCTCATCAGCGGCTGCGGGTGCACAGGGTGATAATGTAAATGAGGTAGTTATAGTTAAACAATTAAGTCAACCAACCTCACAAAATGATGTACCCAAAGCTAATTCGCCTCAAGACTTTCATCTTGCTGTTAGAAATAAATCAATGTGGAATAAGTGGTTGGCTGGAGGCGATATTACATTTACAAACTTTAATAAAGTTCCTGTAAAAGTAAATATACAAGTTTTTTATCCAAAGAAAGGATATTGGACCGGTGGTGCTGACGCTTGGCAAGTTCCAAATAATGAAACAATGCAATGGTTTAAGTTTAGTGAAAGTACATTTACATTATCTCCCGAACAAAAAGACAAAAAAGTTAAAACAATAATGACTTTTGACCATCCATATACATCTTGGTGGTTTGATAATGACAGTGGTACTCCTGGCAAAAAGAATAGTCATTCTTGTTTCTTCCCAAATGGAACAATTAAAGTAACAGTTACAAATGATAGCACGGGTATAAAGAAAGAAAAAGTATTTAGTTTAACGCTAGCTTCATATCATAAAAATTCTTGGCCCTAATTAATATAAAATATGGCACTAAGTAAATATAAAAATATAAATGAAATAAATTCCAGAGATACCGGTACAGGTCAATTTTTGGAAAAGGAAGATTTATTTGTCCTATCTCAGGATAATAAAGAAGTAATTTCTTTTCCTGATTGTGACAACGATGTTATGGAAGTTGTTTTATATGATGTTAACAATAATATATTACCACAACCAAATGGTGATAATATAAAATACATAAAAGGCATATACAATATATCTCAAT